GATGAAGAAAATCGTTCTGGTGGCGCTCTGCACGTTTGGTGTCCTAGCCGAGGCTAACGCGGCAATTGTCCTCAACAATACGGCCACGGCGGTCGCTAATTCGACCTCCATGTCGAAGCCGATCACGGTGTCGAATAGCGCTGACGATTTGGCGATCATCCTTTGCGCCGAGAACAGCACGGGCCCGAGTTCAGTTACGGACTCTGCCGGCACGCCTCAAGTCGGCGTGCCGTGGGGTGGTGCCGGGAGCTCAAGCGCGCGATATACCGGTCTGTGGCACGTCCCAAGTGCAGCTGCAGGAACCCACACCATCACTGTGAACTTCACGGCAGGAACGGCGATGACCGTGCTGCTGATGGATTACGGCGGTCTGGCGACGACTTCACCGTTCGACACGTATGCGACGCTGAAGGACTCAGGTACGATCACCACGGCGGTGACCACGAATTCCGCGACCCCGAGTCAGAGCGGTGAGCTTGCGATCGCCTGGTGGTGCAGTGCCGGAGCGAACACGAGCAGCTCGACATGGACGAACGGCTTCACCCAGGAGTTAATCCTGAGTAGCGCGCCGAGCGGCGCCGCGGCGGATTTGGTAGTGGCTGGCACAACCTCGACTTCGACGGGCACGACCCTGACGACGGGCACGTACACGATCGCCGGGGTCGCGTTCTTCAAGCCTGCAGGGGGCGGCTCGAGCTGCACTCACGAGGGCCGGCTGTCGAACGGCACAATTGCCGTGCCGACCGCGAGCAGCGCGGTCGTGTGGCGCAAGGACGGGACATTCGGCACGGTGGACTGCGCAGGCACGCAGTACTACCAGCCGAAGAACGGCGCCACGTTCGGAGTGAACTGATGGTGTCAGTTCGCCAAAACGGCTTCTATCAAGATTCGGCCGGCGAAGATAGCCCCGAGACCTCCCATGCTGTTCAGCAAGAGCTGATCCAATTGACTGACGCGCTTGTAGCGATCGTAAATCAGGCGCATGACGAACAGATTAAAATACCGGCGCCTTTGCACTCGCAGATGCGACGAGAGAACGGCCACATCGAATTCAGTCAGCTTCCTTTCATCCTGCGTGATATAGACGCACTCCCCGTAGATGATGCGCTGGATGATGGGGTAGATGAATCGTTCAACGAGCGGGCTGTGGCGGACTTTCTCCGTCCAGCTGTGGGAATACACCTCGTTGATGACAAATGTGGCTTCTCGCTTCGCTACGCGCCGCAACTCGGCCATTGTGGCTGGAATATCGACATGGTGCAGGATGTCGCGGGCGACGATCACGTCGAAGAAACCGTCGGGATAGCCCAGACTTTCGGCTGGCATTTCGTCAAACTGAACTTGCGCTCCTTCTTGCCGTGCGAGTTGCCGTGCGATGGCGAGCGATTCAGGACTCAGATCGAAGCCGTAGACCTCGGCCCCCATTTTCGCGATGCGGACTGTGTCGATACCGAACCCACAGCCGACGACCAATACTCGCCGTCCCTGCATGCCGATGCGCTTGAGCGCGCCATACATGGCCCATCCTTGGTTCCACCAGCGTGTGCCGGAAAGAATGTCATAGGTGACGGGCTGCTGAAGGATGCCGAGGTTTTTCTCGGCGAATCCTCTGTGATAGTCAAGTTCCCGCTGCTGCCGGTCCGTCAGCGTAGTGGACATAACGGATTCCCCCTTCTTTTCTGCCCAGATTACACCCCGGCGTTGCCGTGTGGACCTGCCTGAACTGACAGGGTAGCTATGACGAGCGCGCAAATATTACAGAACGTAGCGCTGACCGAAAGGAAGCATCTCAGCCCCGAGGGCTAACCCTATGTCCGCGTACTCCCAGCTGTCCAGGCGCCGGCAGCTGTTCGTCGACGCGTACGTGCGCCGGGGGGTCGGGACCGAGGCGATAAAAGAGGCCGGTTTCATCGGGCGCAGACCCGACGTTGCCGCTGCCAAGTTCCTGGCCAAGCCAGAGGTCCGCGCGGCGATTGAAGAGAAGCGGGGGGAGGCGATCGCCAAAGCTGGTGTACGAGCCGTGCGGGTGCTTGAGGAGCTCGCGGCGATCGCGCTCCTGGACCCGGCGGACCTTTTCGACGAAACCGGGGCGATGAGGCCCCTGAAGGACGTGCCGAGGGAGACGCGCGCAGCGCTCTCGGCGCTGGACGTCGAGGAGGTTCGCCTTGATGGCGTCTCGATCGGGCAAGTGAAGAAGCTGCGCATGCACTCGAAGGTCGAGGCGCTGAAGCTCCTCGGCCAGTACTTGAAGCTCTTCGCCGAGCGCGTCGAGCACACTGGCAGAGACGGCGGACCGATCCAGACCGAGGAACTCTCCGAGCTCGACAAGGCGCGCCGCATCGCTCACCTGCTGCGCTCTGGCATGCAGGCCGCGACCCCGCTATCTCGCGAGGAGCCGGATGCTCCAGCTTGAGGAGATCGTCCGGACGCTCGACGGACTGCCGCGCGAGCGCCGCGCCGAGATCGAACGTGAGGCCATACAGTACACGGCGCACATGCGCTGGGTGCCGAACCCCGGCCCGCAGTCAGAAGCCTTCGCCTGCCAGGCGGACGAGCTCTTCTACGGCGGGCAGGCCGGCGGCGGCAAGACGGACCTTGCGGTGGCTCTTGCTCTGGAGTGCCACCAGCGCTCCCTGATCCTGCGTGAGTTCAAGGACGACGCGCGCGCGATGGGCGATCGGCTGGTGGAGATCGCCGGCTCGCGTGATGGCTGGAACGAGAACATCGGCCGCTGGCGTCGCGGCAACCAGGTCGTCGACTTCGATGGGCTGCCCAACGAGAAGGATAAGCAGCGGCACAAAGGCAAGCCGCACGACCTCATCGTGTTCGATGAGATCGGCGACTTCTACGAGAGCCAGTTCGACTTCATCGTTGGCTGGAACCGCTCGACAGATCCCAACCAGCGCTGCCGGGTGCTGTGTACCGGCAACCCGCCAACTAGGTCCAAGGGTCTTTGGGTCATCAAGCGATGGGGGCCCTGGCTCGACCCCAAGCACCCGCGGCCCGCGAAGGACGGGGAGCTGCGCTGGTACATGCGTAACGCCGAGGGCGAGGAAACTGAGGTCGACGGCCCCGGACCCTACCAGGTCGAAGGCGAGGCCGAGCCAGTCCGAGCGAAGTCGCGTACGTTCATCCGGGCGAGACTGAAGGACAACCCCGATCTTGCGCGCACGAACTATGCCGCGACCCTGGCCGCGCTCCCGAAGGAGCTTCGTGATGCCTACCGCGATGGCAAGTTCGATGCGTCGCTGAAGGATCACCCGTTCCAGGTGATCCCAACGGCATGGGTGGTCGCTGCGCAGCAGCGCTGGACGCCGCGGCCACCGCAGGGCGTGCCGATGTGCGGCATGGGCGTGGATCCTGCGCAGGGCGGCAAGGACCGATTCACGATCGCCTGTCGCTATGACGGGTGGTATGCGCCGACGGTCTGCATCCCGGGCTCTGAAATCAAGCTCGGAAGCCAGGGCGCAGGCCACGTGATCGCGCACCGGCGAGACGACGCCGACATCGTGGTCGACATGGGCGGCGGCTACGGCAGCGGCACGTACGAGACACTCGTCACCAATCGCATCCCTGTCAGCGTCTACAAGGGTGCGAACGCTTCGATGAAGCGCACCTCGGACAGGAAGCTCGGCTTCGTGAACAAGCGAACCGAGGTCTATTGGCTCTTCCGCGAGGCGCTCGACCCGGACCAGCTCGGCGGCTCGCCGATCGCGCTTCCGCCAGATCCCGAGCTCCTCGGGGATCTGACCGTCCTGACCTACGAGGTCGGGCGCCGCGGGATCGAGGTGCTCCAGAAAGAGAAGGTCGTGGAGATCCTCGGCCGCTCCCCAGACAAGGGCGATGCGACGGTGCTCGCCTGGAGCGCAGGACCTCGCGGCATCGCGCCCATGAATGGCTCCGCTCAGTTCGGCCGCGAACAGCGGCTTCCGCCGCCCGGCCAGAGAAGCGGGCGACCACAGCTTGATTTGGGCCCGCGCCATCGGGCCAGGAGGTAGTGATGTCGACACGTGACAACCTGACCCGTCGGGTCGAAGCGCTCGAGCAGAAGGTTGAGGAACTCCTCAGCCGGCCGATAGCGCCGGCCCTCGCTCCCGCTTCCGAGAGCACCGATGCCGCGGACAGCGCAGATGGCGAGCAAGAAGCAGCTGCCTGACCTGTCGCAGCCCGAGACGCTGCTCGCGCTCTCGCCTGGCGACATGGCACGTCTTTCGCCTGCCCAACGCGTTGCGCTGGCCAAGCGGACGAAGAAGGGGCAGACGCCGGGCCCAGCCCTCACCCTGCCGCCGACCGTTCTGAGCGGCTAACGATGGGTATTACGCTTGCCACCACCGCGCTGATCGCCGGGGGCGCAGCGGTCGCATCCTCGGCGCTCAAGCACACCGGCGTCGTAAAAGGGAACGGGCTCTTCGGACTCGGTGGCAAGACGCCGACACTCCCCGCGCCCCCGCCCATGCCGGATCAGACGCTGACGAACCAGTCGCAGCAGATCGTGGAGGCTCAAGCCGCCGCGGCGCGCCGCGGACGCGCCTCTACCGTGCTGACCTCCAGCGCCGACACCGGCGACAAGCTCGGGCCATGATCAGCGCGATTGCGCATATGCAGATCCTGCTGTCGATCAAGCGGCTTGAGCACACGATGGCCGAGCAGCGGGTGAGAAGCGCCGAGTTTGAGGAGCGACGCATGCGCATCGAGGCCGAATACCGGCAGGTCCTTGAGGACCAGCTGCGCCGCGCCAAGCCGCAGGGACGCGCATAGATGGGCGGCCCGATCGACACCTTCGAGCAGCGCGCCGAGGGCCTGAAGGGAAAGCGCATGGCGATCCTGCCGTTCTGGCAGGAGATGGCCGAGCAGTTTCACCCGCTCCGCGCGCAGTTCACTCGGCAGTTCTACCTGTCCGAGCAGTTCATGGACATCCAGCTCACGAGCTACCCGCTCATCGTTGCCCGAGAGCTGAAGAACACGTTCTCCTCGATGCTGCGGCCGCGCGATCAGGACTGGTTCGAGATGACCACGGACCACCCGGAGCGGCTCGACCGGCAGGGCCGCATGTGGCTCGAGTGGGCTACCGGCGTGCAGCGGCGTGCCATGTACGATCGGCGCAGCCAGTTCGTGCGCGCGACGAAGGAGGGCGATGGCGACTTTGCGGTGTTCGGTAATGCGGTCCTCACGCGCGAGACCGACATGCAGACCGCAACGCTCCTGTATCGCTGCTGGCACCTGAAGGACACCGTCTGGGCCGAGCGCTACGACGGCACGATCGGCGAGGTCTACCGCTGGTGGACCCCCCGCGGGGCGGAGCTGAAGAAGCGCTTCCCGAACACGTACGCGAAGCAGATCGATAACTGGCTCGAGAAAGACCCGCAGCGCGAAGTGCGCTGCATGCACATCGTCATCCCCGGTGAGGACTACGATCGCGTGCCGCTCGAGGGCGGCGCAAAGCCCCCCAAGTTCCGCACGCCATGGGTGTCGCTGTACGTCGACCTCGAGCACAAGAAAATCCTGGAGGAAACCGGCCAGTTCTCGCGCCTGTACACGATCCCTCGATGGGAGACGGTCTCCGGGAGCCAATGGGCGTACTCGCCCGCCGCGGTGGCAGGGCTACCCGATGCCCGGCTCCTGCAGGCGATGACCCTTACGCTGATGGAGGCCGGAGAAAACACGGTGCGGCCGCCGCTCGTGGCCACGCAGGAGGCGATCAAGAGCGACGTTGCGCTCTACTCCGGCGGCATCACGTGGGTCGACGCCGAGTACGACGAGCGCCTGGGCGATGCACTGCGGCCACTCGTCACGACCACCGGCGGCATGCCGATTGGCATGGAAATGCTGAAGGACGCCCGGGAGAAGCTCGCCGAGGCGTTCTACTTGAACAAGCTCCAGCTGCCCGCGCCCGATCGCGAGATGACAGCCTACGAGACCGGGCAGCGCATCCAGGAGTGGATCCGGGCAGCGCTGCCTCTCTTCGAGCCGGTCGAGCAGGAATACAACGCGGCGATCTGCGAGGACACCTTCGAGGAGCTCATGCGCCAGAACGCCTTCGGAGCGCTGCGCGACATTCCGCAGTCGCTACGAGGCGCGGATATCCGCTTTCGATTCGAGTCGCCGCTCCACCAGGCGACCGAGCGTCGCAAGGGCGCGCTGCTCCTGCAGGCGGTGCAGCTCATCGAGCAGGCTGCGCAGCTCGACCCGAACTGTGTGGCTGAGTTCGACGTTCAGCACGCGCTGCGCGATGCGCTGACCGGGGTCGGGGTCGATGCCGACTGGCTGCGCGATCCGGAGCAGGTAGCGCAGCTCGTGCAGGCGAAGCAGCAGCAGCAAGCTGCGGCCGTCCTCACGCAGCAGGTCGCCAACGCGGGCGAGGCCGCGCAGAGCATGGGGCAGGCCGTCAAGACGTTCCAGGGCACCGCGCTCTAGCCTGTGCAATCCAACGGATCGATCACCAAGGTCGCGCGCCGCGGGCGCGTGAAGGATGCCCCGCGCGTCGAGCCCTGGATGCCGGCGGAGTGGGCGCCGGTAGACGCGGCGGCCATCCAGGCCGTGGCCGCTGGCCGGGCGAACGAGGATCAGCAGCGCCGCGCCATGCGTTTCATCGTCGATCGGCTCTGCGGGACCTACGACCTTTCCTATCGCAGCGAGCACCCGAACGACACGAGCTTCGCCGAGGGCAAGCGGTTCGTGGGGCTGCAGATCGTCAAGTTCATCAATCTCAGCCTCGCAATGCTGCGCGGAAAGCAGACCGAGCAGGGCGCGGCGGCACCATCACGTGAGGAGACTGCATGAGTGAAGAGACAGGCGCGAATGCGGGCGCAGCGGGCTCGGCAACGGGCGCTGCAGGTTCGGCAGGTTCGGGCGCGGGCGCTCAGGGCGCAGGTGCTAGCGCAGGCGGCCAGGCCACAGGTAGTGCTGGCGCGTCAGGATCAGCAGGAGCTGGCGCAAGCTCGGATGCCGGCGCATCAGGCGCGGGCGCGGGGACTTCAGGGGGCGCAGCGGGCGCCGGTGCTGGCGCCGCTCCTGGCGGTCCTGGCGGCGCTGGCGGCAGTCCTGGTGCGGGCAGCGGCGAAGGTGCTGCGAAGGCCGGCGCGGGCGAGATGTGGGGAGCCGACTGGCGCGAGCAATACTCCAAGGACGACCCCGCCAAGCTCAACGCGCTGAAGCGCTACACGAGCCCGGGAGCCGCGCTCGACGCGCTATTCGAGGCGCAGAACAAGATCCGCTCTGGGCAGGCCAAGCAGGCGCTGCCAGAGAATCCGAGTGCCGAGCAGATCGCCGCGTACCGCCAGGCCAACGGGATTCCAGAGAAGGCTGACGGGTACTTCGAGAAACTCCCCGACGACGTGAAGGTCGACGAGGCCGATCGCGCCGTCATCGCCCCGTACCTGGCGGCCATGCACGAGCTGAATTTGACGCCCGCGCAGGTCGGAAAGCTCGTGGCCGTGCGCAACCAGGAACTCGAGACGATGGTCGAGCAGCGCACCACACAGGACAACACGCTGCGCACCCAGACCGAGGACGCCCTGCGCAAGGAATGGGGCAACGACTACCGTTCGAACATCAACAACATCCACACGATGCTCTCCGGTGCCCCCGAAGAAGTGCGCGATGCAATCATGCACGCGCGCACGCCGGACGGCACGCCGCTCGTGGGTACACCGGAGACGGTGCGGTGGCTTGCGCAGCTTGCGCGCCAGATGAATCCGTTCGGCACCATCGTCGGGCCCGCGGGCGATGCGCTCGACGGCAAGGGCGTAGAGGCTCGCATCTCGGAGCTCAACCGCTGGATGGGCGCACCCAACGGCAGCGCCGACTACAAGCGCTACTGGGGCGACCCGAAGGTGCAGGCCGAATATCGGGAACTGCTCGATGCGCAGGCGCGCATGCGGCAGCGGGCGGCGTGACGAGAGGAGGGTAGAGCATGGTCAGCGGCGAGCATCACTTCATGGCACGCGCGTTCTCGAACGCGCATGGGCAGCTTCACGAGGAGCTCGGGGTTCCGAAGGGCAGGAAGATCCCGGCCTCGAAGCTGCATGCGGCGGTCAAGCGCGGCGGCAAGGTCGCCAAGCGCGCTCAGCTCGTCCTGAACGCCGAGCACGCGAACCACGTGCTCAAAGGGTATTGACAGCAGAAAGCGCGACGGTAATCTCGCGCCCGCTCGCGGCCACCCCGCCACGCGGCCCCGCGAGCATCGAACGTCCAGACGTTCGGCCCTGGAATGTTTGAGAGCGGCCCCGCAAGGCCATCCCGCTCTCGGCACTTCAGCCACCCCGAAAGTTGGTCACCACCAATTTTTTTGCGGATGAGGAGCATGCGGGTCCCGAGAAGGACCAACGCGCCGACCTCCGCCGAGGTGCACGAAAGTGTCTGACACAGCATTCCAGACCCAATACCGCCAGGAGTTCATCGCGCAGTTCGAGCAGCGTCAGTCGCTGCTGCGGCAGACGGTGACGACCGAGGCGGTCATCAAGGGCAACACGGCGGTCTTCCTGGTCGCCGGCTCCGGTGGCGCGACTGCGGTCACCCGCGGCGTCAATGGCCTGATCCCGGCACGGGCCGACAGCCTGACGCAGGACTCCTGCTCGCTGACCGAGTGGCATGACCTGGTCCGCAAGACCAACTACAACGTGTTCGCATCGCAGGGCAACCAGCGGGCGATCATGCAGCAGACGACGATGGCCGTGATCAATCGCAAGTGCGATTCGGACATCATCAACATCCTGAACACCGGCACGGTGAACACGGGTGCTGCTACCACGGCCTCTCTCGCGCTGGTCGCCAAGGCGAAGACCAAGCTCGGCAACGCCGCGGTGCCCTGGGATGGGAACGTGACGTTCCTGATCACGCCGGCCTTCGAAGGCTACCTGATGCAGATCGACGAGTTCGCAAGTCGCTTCTACGTCAACAATCCTCCGGTGCCGGGCGCTGACATGGCATGGCGCGACAAGCCCATGGCCTTCATCTGGTTCGGTGCGATGTGGATCGTGCATCCGAACCTGCCGGGCGTGGGCACCAACGCCGAGAAGTGCTTCGCGTTCCACAAGAGCGCGATCGGCCACGCCGTGGACTCCGCGGGGCTTGAAAGCCCGGTGGGCTACGACGAGGAGCAGGCCTACTCGTGGGCGCGCTGCTCGGTGAACATGGGTTCGGCGCTCCTGCAGAACTCCGGCGTCGTCGTGATCAACCACGACGGCTCGGCGCTCTCCTGAGCGGCCTGACGGATACGAGGTAAGCAGTCATGGCGTACAGCACGTCCAATCCGCCGGTCAAGCAGGCGCAGGGCATCGATGGCTTCTCGATCTGGGCTTACAAGAGCGCAGACGCGGCAGCCACGGTGAAGGCCGCGAACTACATCACGAACGCTCTCGACCTGGGGCTGAAGGTCGGCGATCTGTTTCTGATCGCCGATACCAACACCCCGCTCGCGACGCTCGCGATCGTCTCGGCCGTCACTGCGAGCGGCTCGACACTGACCTGACCGGGCCAGTCACACAGACCTATCGAGGCGCCCTTCGGGGCGCCTTTTTTTTGGAGGATCCAATGACCGAGGAAACCAAGCAGGAACCCGTCCGCCTCATCGCACCGCTCCCGCCCGATTGCGCAGCGCTCGCAGAGTCCTCGATCGCGCGTGTGCGCGTGTACGCGCCGGCTGGCGTGAAACCGGACGACATGGTGACGGTGGCGTTCTGGTCGAACGTCGCGAGCATGTTCGTGCGCATCCGCGAGCGCGGCGAGTGCTTCATCGATGCGCTGGCCGAGGATGGCAGCTGGTACGCGGAGTTCCTGGTCCGCGACGCCGGGCGCAACTGGGCGAAGGTTTCGCTCCTGCGCAAGGTTCAGCTCGAGCAGGTGCAGATCTCCCGCAGCGTGGCGCTCCTGCCGGGCCACACGGTCAGCCACGGCGGACCGGTCGGCAAGTGGCGGGTGGTGCGCGATTCGGACGCACGGGTGCTGAAGGACAAGTTCGCCACCGAGGGCGACGCCTACGCGTGGCTCTCCGAGTACGCCAAGGGCCTTGCGGCCTGACGGCCTCATAGGAGGAGCGCAGCATGGCGATTGCCACACGACTGTCGATCTACAACGGCGCGTGCGCGCTGATCGGCGAGCGCATCCTCCAGCCGGCCAGCGCCGGCGCGACCTACTCGGCAGAGGACCGGGAGTCGCGCCGCGCGCTCGATGACATCTGGGATCGCGGCGGCGTCAATACCTGCCTTGCGGCAGGCCTCTGGAACTTAGCCAAGCGCACCATCCAGTGGAACTACGACCCGGACTACACCCCGCCGTTCGGCTACCAGTGCGCATTCGGGCATCCGACCGATTGGGTGCGCTGGATGGCGATCTGCGTGGATCCCTACATGCAGGCGCCGCTCCTGCAGTACGACGACCAGGGCGGCTACCTCTTCTGCGACCTGCAGCAGATCTACGTCGCATACGTTTCGAACGACAAGGCGTTCGGGATGAACATGGCGGCGTGGCCCGACGCCTTCCAGCGCTACGTGGAGGCTTACTTCGCCGCCGCGGTCTGTCAGCGCGTGACGGGGGATGCGAACAAGACCGTGAAGTGCGAGAAGGAGCGCGACGCGACGCTCATCAAAGCCAAGTCGACCGACGCGATGAACGAGGCGACCACGCTCCTGCCAGCGGGTAACTGGCGCATGGCGCGCCACGGACGCCGGCAGACCTACGATCGCGGCAATCCATATAGCCTTTATAATTAGAAGCGCGGGAAGAACTCAAACATGCCGCGAAGCAGAGCAGTCATGGAGCGCAGAGAGCTGGCTCTACTGGCCGGTAAGCCTCGCTACGTGGGGCGCCTGTGCCCGAAGCACCCGGAAGCTGCTGGAGAGCGCTACGTCTCTAGCTTTCATTGCGTCGTTTGTGCGCGCCATACGGCGCGTATCGCGTCGCGTCGCCGTGTCATAACGCCTGAGCAACGGGCGCGCCACCGCGAGGCCCAGCTATGTCGGTACCACGAGGATCCAGCACGTCGGGAGTACATGCGGCGGTACTACCGGAATAGCGCGCGCGAGCGGGCCAGACAAGCTGTCAAGCGCGCGAGCCCCAAGACCAAAACCTATATGGCCGAATACCGCAAGAGGCCGGAGCAAGTCGCCAAGCGCGCACTTCGATCAAGGTGGTTTGACAGGTACCTCAAAATCGCTACGCCATGCTGGGCTGACGCCCGCGTAATGGGCGAGTTCTACCTACGCGCGCAGGATATTACGAGAGTCACAGATGTGCGTCATGAGGTTGACCACATTGTGCCGATGGTCAGTAGGGTCGTGTGCGGCCTCCATGTGGAGCACAACCTGCAGATCCTGCCGCATTACGCCAACCGCGCGAAAAGCAACAAGTTTCTCGGCTGACAATGGCGGCCCAGAGCGCAGTCCTCGCCTTCAACCGAGGGCTGCTCTCGACCCTCGCGCTCGCGCGGGTGGACATCACCCGCTACCGGATGGCAGCGGCCATCATGGTCAACTGGATGGCGCGCGTGCTCGGCGGGATGATGCTGCGACCGGGCTGGGCGTACGTGGGCGCCACCGATGGCAACGCGCAGTGTCGAACGATCCCGTTTGTGTTCTCGGCGACCGACACGGCGCGCATCGAGATCACCGCGGGTACGCTTCGGTTCTGGGTGGCCGATGCGCTGGTGACGCGGCCGGCCGTCACCGCTGCCGTCACCAACGGCAACTTCGCCACCGATCTGAGCGGCTGGACGGACTCGAGCCAAGCCGGCGCATCGGTCACCTGGAAGGCAGCGGCAGACGTGTCATTCGTCGGGACGGGGACCAACAATGCCATCCTCGACCAGCAAGTCACAGTCAATCAGGAGAATGTCCGGCACGCGCTACGCATCGTGGTTACGCGCGGCCCTTTCACCTTCCGCTGCGGCACGTCGCAAGGCGACGATAGCCTCATCAATGAGACGACCCTTAACGCCGGCACCCACTCGCTGGCGTTTACGCCAGCTGGCGGCAGCTTCTGGATCAGATTCGAAGCCTCCAGCCAGTACGCCGCGACGCTCGCGTCTTGCAATATCGAAGCCGCCGGGACATTGACGCTCCCTGCCTCCTGGCAGAGTGCAGATTTCCAGAGTCTGCGCTGGGCACAGAGCGCGGACGTGATCTATGTCGGCTGCAACGGCTATCCGCAGGTGCAGGTCGAGCGACGCGCCACCGACTCCTGGTCGATTGTCGATTACCGACCGACCGATGGGCCATTTCGGCCGATCAACATTACGAACACGACGCTGACGCCGAGCGCGACCAGCGGGGACATTACGCTTGCAGCGAGCAATCCTCTCTTCAAGAGCGGCCACGTCGGTGCACTCTTCCGTCTGGTATCGCTCGGGCAACTCGTGAATGCAGCGCTCGCTGCTGCGAGCACCTACAGCAACCCGATTCTCGTGACCGGGGTCGGCTCTCAGCGCCAGTTCACCGTCACGATCAGTGGCACCTGGGTCGGGACATTGATCCTGCAGTATTCGGTCGGGACGCCAGGCAACTGGATCGACGTCACGAGCGAGCAGTTCAGCACGAACGGCACCTGGAACTACGCGGACGGTCTGGACAACCAGGACATCTACTACCGCATCGGATTCGATGCCGGAAAATACACCTCCGGCACAGTCAATGTGTCGCTCGCGATCTCCTCCGGATCAATCACGGGTGTGTGCCGTGTGACCGCCTTCACCGACAGCCAACACGTGAGCGCACAGGTGCTCGAGGCGCTCGGAAACGTCACGCCCACTACGAACTGGTACGAGGGCGCCTGGTCAGACTTTCGCGGCTACCCGGGCGTGCCCAAGCTCTTCCAGGGGCGCCTCTGGTGGTTCGGGAGCGGTATCTACGGCTCGGTTTCCGACGACTACTCGAGCTTCGATGACACGGTGCTGGGAGATTCGGCACCGATCATCGGGCAACTGGACTCCGGACCCGTCGAGAACATGTACTGGGCGCTCTCGCTCCAGCAGCTCGTGCTCGGGACCGCCTCAGCAGAAACATCCTGCCGTTCCACCTACCTCGGCGACCCGGTCACCCCGACGAACTTCAACGTCATCACCGGATCGACGCAGGGGTCGGCCAATGTCGATGCCCTGCAGATGGACCGCAGCGGCATCTTCGTGCAGGTGAGCGGGCAGCGGCTGTTCTCCCTGGACCTGGACATCTACACGTACAGCTATCTTTCGACCGAGCTCACGCTCCTTGTGCCGGACCTCAACACCGCGGGCATCGTGCAGATCGCGATCCAGCGGAAACCGGACACGCGCATCCACTGCCTGCGCGCCGACGGCACAGTGGCCATCATGGTCATTGACCCCTCTGAGAACGTGAACTGCTGGCTGGAAGTGACCGCGGCGAACGGCGGTGTTGTCGAGGACGTCTCAGTGCTGCCAGGCTCCGGCATCCCGGAGGACCAGGTCTACTACGTCGTGCGCAGGAGCGTGAACGGTCAGACCGTGCGCTACCACGAGAAGTGGGCGATGGAGAGCGAGTGCACGGGACTGCCAAGCGCCAAGCACCTGGACGCACATGCGAACTTCACGAGCGCGTTTGAGACAACCGCGATCACAGGCCTGACGCACCTGGTGGGACAGACTGTCAGCGTTTGGGGATGGAACACGATAAACCCATTCGTTGACGCCGCCGGCAATACCGTGGGGCGCGATCTGGGCACCTACGTCGTCGACGGCTCAGGCGCCATCACGGTCACTACTGCGATCACCAATGCTTGCGTGGGGCTTGCCTACACCGCGCGGTGGCAGTCGATGAAGCAGGCCTTTGCGGCCGCACTCGGCACACCGCTGAACCAGCCCAAGCGTATCCCGCGGCTGGGGCTCGTGCTGCAGAACACGCACGCTCAGGGCATTCAGGTCGGTAACGATTTCGAGAACCTCGACAACCTGCCGCTCTCGGATCTGCCGATGACCCAGAGCGGAGGCGGCAGCGGCGTGCCGCCGACAGAGACACCGGACACTGATGCGATCCTCACCGACTACGACCACCAGATGGCCGCGTTCGATGACATCTGGTCGACCGATTCGAGGGTGTGCCTCCAGGCTGCATCGCCCCGGCCTGCGAGTTGTCTTGCGTTCACTGTCGGCATGGAGACGAGCGGGTGAGCGAAGTCGCCTACGCGTGCGAGAGCTTGCGCGAGGTGCGCGAGGCGCACCTGGAAGCGCTGCTCCTGCGCCACTGGCGGGAGATTGCGCATTACGATGACATCCCGCTCGATGTGGACTGGGCCGTGTACGAGAGTGCCGAGGCGACTGGCAAGCTCTGCCTCTATACGGCGCGACTCGACGGGGAGCTGATCGGCTACGCGGCCTTTCTCGTGCAGCGAGCCCCGCACTACGCGGGTTCCATCCAGGCGGTGCAGGACGTGCTGTTCGTGGCTCCGGAGCACCGCCGGGGACGCGTCGGCATCGGGCTCATCCGCTTCTCTGAAGAGCAGCTCGCGACCCAGGGCGTGCAGCTCCTCTACCAGCACCAGAAGCTCGCTCACCCAGCGCTCGGCCGGATCCTTGCGAGCCTGGGCTACGAGCCTGTCGAGCAGAACTGGGCCAAGCGCCTGGACCGGAGGTGACGCGATGGGCGCAACCGCACTCATAGCCGGTACGGTGCTGTCGGCCGGATCGAAGATCTACGGCGGTATGCAGCAGAAGCGCGCCATGGACGCAAGCGCGGGGATGCTTGATCAGGAGGCCGGGCAGTCCGTGGCTTCCGGCATCATGGCCGCGCAGAACGAGCGCCGCAAAGCCAGCTACGTTGCCTCCAATGCCCGCGCGCGCATTGCGGCAGGGGGCCTTGCGACCACCGGCACGAGCGCCATCAGCACGGTCGGCCAGATCCGCGGACAGGGCGAATACAACGCGCTCACCTCGCTCTATGAGGGCCAGGACCGAGCGATCGGCCTCAACTACCAGGCGGCCGGCATGCGCAACGAAGGCAGCGCCGCCGAGACCGCCGGCTGGATGAGCGGCATCTCGTCGGTCCTCACTGGGGGCACCAGCTTCTTCGACAAGTACGGGCAGGCTGCCTGATGCCACAGATCCCCGACTGGACGTCCCTCGGCGCAACTACCCCGACGCCCAATCGTGCCTATCAGCGCGTCTTCACCGACGAGTCGGGCGACATCATTGCCCGTGGTGCCGCAGATCTTGGGGAAGGACTGACGCGGGCAGGGGATGAGCAGTACCAGCAGAACGTGAACTACGCCCGGGCTCAGGCGAGTAACGCACTGCTCGATCATGAGATCGCGGTCAAAAACCAGACCGAGCAGATCCGCGAGCAGGTCGCCTCCGGTCAGCTCCCCTGGAATCAGGCGCAGCAGGCGTACACAGACGCCACCGCGAAGCTACAGACACCGGACATCGAGAACCTTGACCCGATCGGCCGGGAAGCACTCGACCGCGGCGCAAGGCGCAATGTCCTCGAAGGTCAGATCGCCGTGCAGGGGATCGCTCGAGCGGGCCAGCAGGCATCTTTCATCGATCAGTTCCAAGCCGCGCAGGACAAGCTCGGCAAACTCGCCGGTATGCCGGACGCCGATGTGGGCCAGATCAACTCCCAGATCGACGCCTACCGACCCATGGCGCTCGCGGCTGGCATCCGGCCGGAGACCGTCGACCACGAGATTCAGGCGTTCAAG